TGCCGAAGAGGATCGCCTCGTCAACGCGGCGGCCCATGGCCTCGACGATGCGGGGCCGGACCTCGGCCCAGATGTCATAGTCCGAATCGGCGAGCACCGCCTCGGGGATCGGGATGATGACGGCCAGCTCCTCGGCATAGAGCTTCTTCTTATCCCAGGCCTGGGAAGCGGTCTGCTTGAAGCCGGTGTCGCCGTCCACCCAGTAGGCCAGCGGCAGCATGTCCAGCACGTTGATGGCCTGTGTCTTCGCCGTCATGTTGGGCAGCTTGCGGCCCACACGCAGGACGGCGCTCTGCTCCACGACGCCCTGGAAAATCTCTCTTGTTACGGGCTCCGGAATCAGCCCCGCCATGTTGTCGCGTTCAATGTATGCCATTTCAAAATCTCCTTTATGTTTTATCTGTTCTTAACGGCCACTGTAAAAGCGCCCGTTCTGAGGAAACTGCAGTTACGCGGAATGGAAGGTAGTTCCTCGCACTCAGGTTTCTCCGCCGCGTTTTAGTATCTTATGCGCGGCCGCAGAGGCTTGGTCAGGGGAAGTACTTCTCTTGCCGCGCAAGGGACAGCTTTCGTGGGAGTGTCTGCCTGACTCAGGGTGTCGTCAATGTCCACGCTCCATCGACCACCTTCATGATCTTCCCGTTGTCGTCGGCGGTCACCGCCGGCAGACCGGTGGGAAAGTCGACAAGCTCAAACTCACCGTTGGTACTCTTGCCCTTGATGGTTTTGTTCTTGTTCTCAGAGCCGGTGGCAGGCAGCCAGGTGACCTTCATCCGCTTATACTGGCTGGTGGCCGTGTCCCAGACAGGCGCATAGCTCGACCGGCAGCTGCCATTGGTGAGGTCCGCGCTGCCGTTCTCCACAACAACGACGCGGTCGCTGACTTCCCACTGGCCGGTGGTCGCGTTGACGGCCAGGCTTTTCTTTTTGTCCGCGGTCGTCACTTCCGGCAGGCCTCCGCCGCCGCTGATCTCCGCCTCGTCCAGCGCCTCGGCAATCGTCTTCGGATCACCGGACAGGCTGAACAGTTTCTTCAGTGCTGCAATAATGGTCATGATTTCCTCCTTTACCGATTCCTCAGCAGCTGGTTCATGAGCTCACTGGAGGTTGCCGCCTTGCGGGCGGAGCCAGCGCCGAGCTCGGCGCCCGAGCTGACCGTGGCATGCCGCACCGGATGCGCCTTCAGGTACTCCTTCGCGGCCTTCCTGAAGTCGGCCCCGGCACTGTCCATGTGCTCGATCTTGAAGGCGTAATAGTCCAGGTCCTCCTCCGGCACGCCGCGGGAGAGCAGGTAGCGCTCATGCTCCATCCGGGCCAGCTGCCCGCGTACACTCTCCAGCTCTTCCCTCAGCTTTTCCATCTCTCCGTTCTCCTCATGAGATTCCTCATCAGAGGGAATTTTCACTCCTTCCGGCACTGCAGTGCCGCCTTCCTCAGGAAGGGAGGCAGGAGTGAGATCCTTTCCATCAGCGATGTTTTCCACTTTTTCTTCTTCCATTGATGTCCTCCTTTTCATTCACTGCTCCGCTGCCCAACGGCAGCGGAATTCTTCTTTTGTCAGCACGCCGGCGTCCAGCATTTTCATGTCCCTGTCGAACGCCGTGTCCTCGTCCTCGATGATGCTGTCGTCGAAATCAACACGGATTTCAACGGATTCGTTCAGCTTCAGCCCGAACCAGATGCTGCCGAGTTTCAGGATGGCTCTCGCCAGTGCGATCAGCGCCTCTTCCAGCACGATCTCGTGCTTCTTCAGGGTGCGGAACTCCGCGCTGTTGGTGCTGATCACCTCGGTGGCGGTGTGCAGGGTCCGCTGCTTCCGGTCCAGTTCCCAGTGGCCCGGCGAAAACCCACACTTCACGGCCAGCATGCTCAGGGCCATCTCCATGCCTGTCAGGTGCTCCTGCATGCGCAGTGTCGCCTGCATCTCCTGCACGGTGGATTCATTCTGCGCATCCTCCGGCAGCAGATAGAACACCAGGTCGTTCGGGTCGAAATACGGCTCGCCGTCGGCGCTGCGGACGCCCTCGGGCTTGACCATGATGCGCTTGCGGCCCAGGCTGAACTCGGAGTTGAACGAGTCAAAGATGTTGTCGCAGGTCATGAGCTGATCAATGGCGTTGGCATAGACCGAGATGCCCAGAGGGCAGTCCGGGTCCAGATTGTTCGCGATGTTCGGCCGGAAAAGCACGAACAGGGGAGCAGCCGACCCGGTGGGAAAGCGCTCGGCGATGCCGGTAAAGCCGGGGACATCGGAAAGAGCGACCTCTGTGAGATTTTCGTTCTCTTTCCGGTACACATGATTCTCGATCACGTACTGCCCGTCCGTCCCCAGCAGATGCAGCTGCAGATAGCAGTAACAGGCGTCCGCCTTGCAGAACTCCGTCGCAAAGGCGCACTCGCGGATGATGCCGCCCTGCCAGCTGAGGGGGAAGATCCCGTCCGCCGCGACGAAGTCGAGATACAGCTTTCCCGCCGTGCCGGCGAGGCGTCCGCGGCTGTCCACCGCGATCTCGCCCAGCCGGGCCACGACAGCGCCGCCGCCCAGGGCAAACGAGAGCTCCTGATACCGGTTCATCTGGGACCGGAAGCGGTTCTCGTCACACACCCGGTCGAAGAAGGCCTGTTCCTTTTCGCCGGACAGCGCAACCGTGACCTTCTCGTTCATGAGGCGGTCGGCCCAGTCCTCGCAGGCCTGTTTTGCCAGGCCTGCGGTGACTTTATGGCAGGGGACATGCCGAAGCCCGTTAAAAACCTTATAGTCGTGGAAGCTGCTTACATGTCCCGCATACCATTTTTTCCAGATGTCCACTGCCCGATAGTGGTCTTCCGAAACGGTCTGATACCCAAGCGTTTTCAGTTTTTCAAGAATCTGAATAATCATGCGTTCGATTTATACTTATTGGTGACACGTTCCAGCGCATACCTTACCGCGTCGATGGTGTGGTTGTTTTTGTCGGGATAGCCGCTGATCCACTCGTCTGCCCGGTTCTTCTCAAACTCGTAATTGACAAACTCCTCATAGGCGTGTGGGGTTCTCCGCTTATCAATCACAATCGTCCGGCCCTGCAGCCATTTCATCCCGTACTCCACGCTGCTCGGCCCCTTCACGGCCTCTTTCGCGTTGACGCCCAGGCTGCGGTAATCCGAAATGCTCTTGGGCTCTGCGCTGTCGCAGGTGGTCGGGACATCGTTATAGCCATGATCCAGAATCCATCGGGCACTCTGCTCATTCGAAATCTTCTGCCCGAAATGCTCGTCAATCAGATAGATGGTCTCGCGAGTCTTGTCATAATGCAGCCGGATAAAGGCATAGGGATCCGGGAACCAGCCCCAGTCCACCCCCTGAAAGATGTGGTCAAAGTGTTTCAGCTCTTCATCCGTGATGACACGGAGCTCGAGATTTTCAAACACGCTGCCGCCGATACCCACCGGGATGCCCAGGTACTCATGCTGATACCGGCCCTCGTCCCGCTGGCGAAGGTTCTCGGCCTCGGCAATGAACGCCTCGCCCAGCCATTCCGGATTGTCCAGATCCAGATAAGTGCTCTGATGCTGAACCCGGTTCGGCTTTTCCTCCTGACTGTCCTTGTTGGCCCAGTTGTCTTTCGACCGCGGGGGATTGTAGGTCTCGAAATTCCAGAACTCTTTTCCGCCGCGCATGGTGGACTGCAGAATGCTGTCGATCTCGGCCCTGCCGGAAAACTGGTCCTTCTCCTCAAAATGGGTAATACCGATATAGCCGAAGGGCGGCTTGATGCTCTTGATCTTCATCGGGTCATCCGCCCCGCGGAAGAGGATCTTCTGTCCGGTGGGCATGTAAATGAGCTCAAGAGGGGACTTCTTCGCCTCCCAGAACTCACTGACCCCCAGCTGCTCAATGGCCCACTGGTACTGGCTGTACACCGAGTCCCGCAGCGTGTTGGCCACCTTGCGCAGCACCAGGGCATGCACATCCGGATGCTCCATGACCAGACGCACAATGGTCAGGCTGGCCCAGCTCGACTTGGTACTGCCACGTCCGCCGCTGGCCTCATAGTGGGTATAGCGGTGCTTGAGGGCATAGACGCTGATGGCCCCGAAGGTGGAGTTGATGTTCTCCAGGTAATTCGCCCTGGCCAGGGCCAAGGCCCGCTCTTCGACGCTCTCGAGCTTCTCGATCTCGTCCGCGATTTCCGCTTCCCCCCGGTCCAGCCATTCTTCCCATTTTTCTACAGCAGTGATTTTTCCCTGGGTTGCCTCGCCCAAAACGCCGGCCACCACCAGCGCATTCATCTGTTCATCCTCGCCATCCAGGCCAATCTCATTCAGCTTTTTCAGAAGATCTTTGTCAGTGATCCTGGATTTGCCGGCGGATACCGCCATTTTCGCAATGGCGCGATTGCGCCGCCGGATGTGTTTTGCCGCTTCTCCGCCTCTGCGCCCGTATTCGGATGCGTTTTCCTTGGTAAAAGGTCTGCCCCCGCCCCGGTTCAGATTATTCAGCGATGCCTGGGGAATCTTTTTCTTCAACGTGTTCACCTCACGGAATGCTGTTCACAAATTCCCGTCCACCCTGCCCGCCGCCGATTGACCCATGTCCATTCTTTCTGCGGTCACCTGTATTTTACTGTATTCCGATACTCCGATTCTCTCCGGTTTACTCCGGACTTTTCAAAAATCTCAAATATTTTTATCGCCTGTTAAAATCGGACAGCGCCCGCCAATACGGTAAGCGCTGCCCGATTCCAATTTCCCTTTATTTCAGCTGCTCTCTGCAATCGATTCTGACTCCGCGAGAATCTTATCGATTTCTGTGAGGGCACAACGATGGATCTCGAAGAGACGGGATTGACCGATATGCAGATTTGCACCGATCTTTTCCCAGTTCCAGAAACACAGATACCGCAGTTCCAGAAGTGTCTGATACTCCGGCCTGGATACCCGGCGGATCACGGCCGTGATTTCTTTTTTCAGGTCTACCAGCTCGTCAACATCCCTGTCAATCTCTTCCTGCATCGCCGCGATCTTTGCGGCAGTGCCGTCAGACCCGCCCACGCGGAGCATCAGACGATGCAGTTCCTCCAGCTGCGCCAGCTTCGCGGTGATGCGCATGTCAAGAAACCGCGTCTGATCAAGATATTTCTTCGCGTCCATACTTCATTTTCTCCTTTCGCAGTTCCGTGATCAGATATTCCGGGTCTAAGCTTGTCAGGGCGGCAAACCAGGGGGACTTGAAGAATTGCTCCAGCATTTTCAGATCCCGCGGGTCTTCCGACAACCGGTAATCATCAACGGCCTGCAGCACGATGGCGTTGGCCAGCGCATGCCAGTTTTCCATCAGAGCCGTACCTGCCGGGCTTTTTCTATTACGCATGTCTCGTCTCCTCAATCGCCCTGTGGAGGTCGTGGAACCTGTTTCCGTAAGTTTTCTATAGAGGCTGTTTTCAGCCCTATAAGAAACTTTATGAAATGACCTCCATCGACCTCCACGGAACAGCTGTCATTCCAGAAAATCATCTTTCAGACGAAGACCGAACAACATATTTGCCTTGCTTGTTCTGCGCCGTGCAAAGTTGCCGACAGATTCCAGCGCCGCGTAAAAATCTGTCGTACTTCGTGTATATTCGCCTGACCGCTGGCAAAATTCCCGGTAAGCGTTATAGACCTTCCCGGATGGCGCGCTGTAATCAATGCCCACCTCGCAGCATTCTTCGAGAAAATGCCCGAGCCAGTCGTTGTTGTCCCGATAACTGGCAATGGCCTCCTGTACGACCTGCGGCTGACTGATGCGGTACTGTTTGTCAATCACACGCTTTGCCCCTTCAATAATCCAGGACAGAATGGCGCCGCCGGCGCAGCAGAACAGGTGGTCCGCATAATTCTTGATGTCAGAATCCCCCTCGATCTTTGCGTTGAAGGGAATGACGATCAGACGGCGCCAGGTTCCGGTATCAATGGCGCCGACCTTCGGCAAATAATTCGTATACAAAACCATGCTGTGGCTCGGCACGAAGGAGAAGGGATCGCGGTACTTTTTCTCTGCGAAGATCTCGTCCGTCGAACAGAGCTGCTTCACATAGGAATTGTTCAGGCGCACGCCCTCTTCCAACTCAGAGGCGATGATCAGGCGTTTGCCACGGGTTTCGGCCATTTCCGGCTTGACGTTGCGCTTGCAGCCGACGGTGAGCGTGTCCGCCGACATGTTGCCGCTGTAAGTTCCCAGCACCCTGGCAATGGTGTTCCAGAATGTGCTCTTGCCGTTTCGGCCTTCTCCGTAGGCGATGATCAGCGCCTCGATAAAAACCTTGCCGATGGCAGCCAGCCCCACGATCTCCTGCACATAGGCCTTGAGATCCTCGTCCCCGAGAAAAAGGGTATCCAGGGTTTGATGCCACAGTTCGGCACCGTCACTGGAAGGATCCACGGCGGTGACCTTGGTAATGAAATCTTTTGCCTGATGTTCCCGCTTTCCTGCGAGGCCCAGGCGCAGATCGTAAGTCCCTGACGGCGTATTCAGCAGGAATTCGTCCCGGTCCAGCTCTTTCTGGTCGATCTCCAGCTTGGGCCGTCCTTCCTGCAGCGCGGCGCTGATATATTTGGAATCCCGCCTTTTGATGACATAAGCCCGGAAGGCCGCGGCATCTTCATAGCTTTGAAACGAGGCTTTCTGCTCTTCGCTGAAGGCCGCTTTAGCCCGTTTCGGACCCATGGAGCTGACGAGCTGCCAGGCTCCGTTGCCGGTCATCTCATGGATGGCGCTTTGCATTTCGCTTTCCGCTTCCTTCATCTGGCGGTCGGTCAGTTCCTGTGCCAGAGCCTGCGATTTCGGTCTCGATTCCTCCCAGAAAACGCCGTTATAGACAATGTAATCCGTGGCAGGGGAGTAGCGCAGTTTCTCTCCGTATTCCCGCGCCAGGACCGTTGCCTGCCCGACATCCGAATAATCCAGTGGCTTCAGGCTGTGTTCCGGTTTATACTTTTCCGGCGGCACATAGTCCGTCTGTCCGGCGATTTTGTCATGGTAGAAGCGCCGGCCGCTCTTCCAGATGCTGTCGAGCTCCTTCTGCTCCAGCGGGGGAACGCATTTTTCCGCCAGCGCATCAAAGTGCGCTCTTGCTTCCGCATTGTCCCCGAAGCGCTTCAGAATTTTGCCCGCGCAGCGCGACAGGGTGGAGTTCCTGCGCCCTTCCGGGATGACAAAGTCTTCGCCCGTCCCTTCACCCAGACCATGATCGAGCATCGCCTCTTCCTCCAGAAACTCGGTCAGGCTCCGGGAGCCGGGAAAGAGATCCACCTGAGCCGGGTCTGTCCCAAAGAAAAAGCGCGCGGCATCCAGAGCATTAGCATCAAAAAAAGGGAAAATCTCGCAGACCCGCTTTTTCATATCCCCATAGGCTGTCGCGTCCGTGACCGGCGGGATCGGAAAGAGCACATGGAATTTCGGCCGTGCCGGCCTGCTGCCTTTCTCTTTCATGTGATTGCGGCTGTAATGCACCGCGAAGCGGACGCCGGGAAAGGCTTCGGCCACATCCGCCGGCCATACCCAGTCGTCCTCGTCCTCGCTGTGATCGTTGTCACAGTCCGCGGCCAGGCAGTCGCTTTGCATGAAATTGCCGTTGCTGCGATAATTGCCCCGGTACTGCGCACAGACGTAATCCCGGCTGACAGCCCTCTCGAGGTCTTCTTTACTGCCAATCTCTGCCCGATGGGGATACAGACAGTTTCCTGCCTGCCCGATGCAGTCGGCAAAATATATGGTCATCATGGCCTGTCCTAACCTTTCCTGTAGAATTCTGTTTCAAACCCATCCGCTGCCAGCAGAAGTCCCTCTGCCCAGGACGGTGTTTGGCTCATATTGTCACAGACGTCCTGTACCGTAAGATTTCTGTCCGCCTCAATGACCAGCTCGTCATGGATATGCATCACAATCCGGCAGCCGCGCAGCGTCTGCATTGCATGACAAAGAAGATCCCTGGCAGTCGCCTGAACGATGTTCTCAACCAGCTTGGCCCCGAAGGTCTCGAGGCGTTCCCATTTTCGGGTGCTGCCCAATCCTTCATACGTTATGCATTCACCCCCGAAACGATTGATGCCGATCGCCGGTCTGATGTAACAGAGACTTCTGCCCGAAGGCAAGGTGATCAGCAGCATGCCGCTGCGGTATCGGAAACGAACCCCGGCGACGCTGCTTTCTGAATGCATCCGAACCGCCTGAATGGCTGCCTGATCCACATCCCGCCAGAAGCGGACAATGGCGGGATTGCTGCTGCGCCACCGGTCCACCAGCGGCTGCAGTTCATCTTCCCGCAGGCCGAGTTCCACGGCGCCCATCGCCCGCAGCGCCCCGACCGAGCCGCCGAAGCCAAGTGCAAGCTCTGCAATTTTTCCTTTTTGCCGCAGCTCGGCATTCTGCCCGTGTTTTTCCACCCTACAGCGGAACATCTGGCTGGCGCTGGCGCAGTAAAGGTCCTCACCCCGGCGAAAGACCTCCTGCCGCCATCCCTCACCGGCGTACCAGGCCAGGATACGTGCCTCCACGGAAGAGAAGTCCGCCACAATGAGTTTTCTGCCTTCCTGCGGCACGAAGGCCGTCCGCACCAGCTGCGACAGAATGTCCGGCACATCGCCATAGAGCATCTTCAGTGTCTCGTATGCTCCCTGCCGCACCAGATCCCGCGCCTGTTCCAGATCCTGCATCCGGTTCTGCGGCAAGTTCTGAAGCTGGATCAGCCTGCCGGTCCAGCGCCCGGTCCGGCTGCCGAAGAACTGAAACATGCCCCTGGCCCGGCCGTCCGCGCAGACTGCGCTCTCCATAGCTTGGTATTTTTTCACGGAAGATCTGGCGAGCTGCTGCCGCAGCATCAGAACCTCTTGCAGCTCCGGAGGCGCCGTCATCATGGATGCCTGCACCTCAGACTTGCCGAGAGAGGGGAGTGTAAGCCCATGATCCGAGAGCCAGCGTTTCATCTGCACAACGCTGTTCGGGTTTTCCAGACCTGTCAGGACTTTCAGCCTTTCTGTCAGTTCGGCCTGAGACCGTGCGTCCATGATAATCGCCTGCCTGACAAGCATCCGGTCCAGGGCAACGCCCCGGTCATTGATCTCCTGATCGAGCACGAACTCTTCCCAGACACTGTCCGGAACAGGGAAGCGGGCCAGTTTCTCGCAGATGGACAACTCGGTTTCCACGTCCCTCGCGTTGTATCGCCGGAAAGCCGCCCATTTCTCCGGCGCGTCCGCGGCACGGTTGCGTTTCCGAAAGCCGTTTGCCGCCGTCGGGCTGCAGGGCGAACAGAAGAAGCGGATCAGGTCTTTGCCTTCCGACAGCTTCTTTTTCTCCAGCCCCAGCACTTCGCCGACAGCATCCAGACTCAGCGGCAGGCTCAGCGTGGCCGCCCAGATCATGCTGCACCGCCAGGACGCCGGGTTCAGATAGCGGCTGCCCTCCGGCAGAAGCCCCCGATCACGCAGCAAACGCGAAAGGCAGATTCGCTCAAACTGGACGTTATGCGACAGCTTGATCACGCCGTCGTCCGTCAGGGCGGCGGTGATTTCTTCCGGCAGTTCCTCGCCGACTGCCAGGTCCACGACCCGGACCGGCCCGCCGTCAACGCTGTATCCGAACAGCAGAATTTCAAAATCTTCCGCCTCGGTATAGGCATATACCCCACAGCTGCCAAGATCGGCACTGCTGTAGGTTTCAATGTCAATATGCAGTGCTTTCATCGTTCCTCCAGTGCCTCGGCAT